GTTCGTTGTTATATTCGATGCACTCTTTTAGAATTGACTTTGGAACGAAATAGCCAAAGCGGAAAACACGCTCATCTGTGTCGTGGTAGTTGTCTTTTTTGAAGTCTGCCTTAAAGTCTTCAAAAGAACGCTTAATTTCAACCTCAGTGAGGTATCCATTTTTGTCTACAGCTATAAGGTCTGCTTCATGGTTAAGAAATCCCCATGATAAGTTTGGAACTATAATATTTGTTCTGACACCGCCTAAGTATGCAACAATGATACGTTCTATCTCTTTAACTGATAGCTTTGTTTCAATCATAGTTTTTCTTTTAGAAGTAATAATAATTCGTCATTAGAAATATAATGTCCACGTCCTACAACGTCGAGCAAAAAGTCTCTTAATTGGTTTGAAGAGAAATCTTTTTGGAGTGTAAAGTATGCTCTATTTATATCGTCCCAACACTCATCATATACGTCCTCCTTATCTACCTCTTCTATCTCTTCTTCATATACAGCGTAGCCTCTGTATTCTAATTCTTCTGTCAGCTCTAAATCTGTGAAATCTTCTATGTCCATAATCTTTATCTTTTTGTTATCTGCGGCTGACACCGCCCATAGGAATAATATTGTAGGTCTTAAATCTGTCTATCAATCTGCCAAAGCCATCGTTACGTTCGAAACGCTTGCGCAAAGCTTTGTCATCAAGGTTGGTAGTCAGATGAGCACACTTACCATATTGTGTCCAAATCTCATTGCGAGCATGGAGGAACTCATCAGTAAGCAATCCTGTGTCCATACCAAAGAAAGTCTTGTCTTGTATACCTATATCGTTGAGGCAGATGTTTACAGGTGTACATTGGAAGCCCCTGTTTTCCTCTTCGTTAAAAGTAAATCGGTCAAGGTTGTTGTGCAAGGTGTAGTAATTGACCATCTGCGTAACAGATAAGTTATAAAAGAAACGAGGGGAGCGTATGCGCATGAGATATTCAGAAAATACTTGCATGAGCATAGTCTTGCCGACACCAACACCACCTTGCAGCATTATATTCTTGTGTAGTTTGTATCCACGACCAGGGAATACTTCTTCTGCAAGCGGACAACCATTGAAGTAGTAGAGTAGAAAGCGTATTACATTTCGATTATTATCATCAATTACAAATTGACGACGTTGTCGTGCAAGCACGGCGTTATTAGCTATATAGAGCAGCAGTTTAGCATGTGCTTTATATGTACCCTCGTCTTGTAAATCAAATGATGCGAGCCGTGCCTTTTCAATATCATGATGCACTTTCAATGCTACATCATGCAGCTCCAACCAAGTAGAAGATGACTTTTCTTTGTTTTTACATGAAGCAAGGACTGCTTGGTCCCAATCAACATTACCAGTAGGCTTCTTGTGATACATTGCGAGTGCATCAGCAAGGGTCTTAGGATATTCGTTCATAGTTATTTATTCTTTTTATTATACATCTTGTCCTCCGAACCCACCATTATAAGTATAGTCGGGCTGTGATGATTCTTCAGATGTTGTTTGAGGCGGATACTTTTTGTGCATCCACGATATAAAATGTCTGTGTGCATCACCAATACTTTCATGTCCTACACCATCCATGGTACATTTCAAGTGGGCTGAGAACTCATCAATACGCAACTTAAATTCTTCGCTGTTAATTTTCAGCTGCATACATACAGGCTCATTCCATTGTTTGTTCTCCAGCATTTCCTTTATCTCATCGTCATAGGTCATCTGTTTAGTATTCACCTTGCTTACAGTTCGCTTTGACGCAGAGATATTGCCGCCTTTCCTGCCATTCTTATATCGTGTAAGGCTGACATCTATATTAGGCTTCATTAGAATGAATATCCCCTCGGCTGTTGGCGACAATTCGGGAACATTACCAGTAAAGCCGTATTCCATGATTGCATTATAAACCTCGCACTGCACATCTTTATCCATGAGTTTCAATCCCTCCCAATAGGAGCGATAGACAATGAAACTGTCTCTTTTTATTTCCTCCATACTAAACCTCTTTTATACGTATGCCATGCACAGAAAGCATGAGTTTACGTTTGATGATGTACTCTTTTGTCCTCATTCCTTTTGTATCTTCGACTATTGTTTGTCCTGTACTGCAATCAATATAGACGAAGTCTGCGATGTATGAACAGGCACGTTCAAGGAGTACACGTGTAGTTCGTCCTTTGAAGTCTTTCCCACATTCACCATACTGGGCAGGTATAAGTTCATACTTTACCTGCTCTCGCAGGTTTGCAATAATACCAGCACGCTGCATCATCTGCAAGGTAGCAGAGCGGTAATGCTCTTTTTTCGAAGCATGTTTACCGACACGCTTTGCACCGTATTTATTGCAAGCCCCACGAGAGAGTTTCTTATATTCGTCAATCTTCATTGCCAGCGTTCAAATCATGTCGGAACACATCTAAGACCTTAGTTTCATCGAGGGTGGCAATGCTATAGTCAATCATTGTTCCTCCGAAGAAAACATCAATGGCATTCTTAGCATCTGCAATAGTATCAGCATTGACGAAATAGTAGTTTGGAGTTTTCTTCTCCTTACCTGTTTTCTCGTTAAGGGTGATATAATTCACCTTTGCCTTAAACCACTTTTCCTTGCTGCCATCTCCGATTAGCTCTGTACAGCGTGACCGCTTGATAGTTACTATATCGGTGATAGTACCATAAACAGAAACTTCTTTTGTTGTACTTGCCTCAGCCTCTGTGAAAGATAAGGCATCAACAACAAACTGTTCGAGGACTTTTGCCTGAGCACCATTTTCTAAAGTGCGCTCCATGCGCACGCCTACTTCAAATAACATCATAGAGCTTACTTGTTTAATTTTGTTAGGGTTTCCTTACTTGGTTTGAAGCGCACAGATTTGTGTGCAGGAACGGTGATAGGCTTTCCTGTTTTAATGTCGTTCACCTTACGTTCCGACTTATTAACGACTACGAAAGAGCCGAAGCCACGGAGTTGAATACTTTCGCCCTTGGCGAGTGTTTCAGCAATGACACGTAATACACCGTCTACGGTCTTGAATGCTGTTGATAGCGTAACCTTTTCAGATACTGCTACCTCTTTTGCTAACATGTTCTTATTCATGTCAATTTAGATTTGAGTTTTGTTAATAACTTATTTATAGAATATCGCCTGCTTGAGGCTGATAGAGTTTTTATATTCGCATACAGTACATCTGCTTTTTCCAGCTCAAAGATGATGTTTTTGATATCTGTCTTGCAGAACTCATATGTTTTCGGTTTCTCCATTGTAACAGGGATTAAGAAACATATCCGTAAGTTGGTCGAAATACATCTTATCCGTTGGAATATCATCTGTGGATGCCATTATCTGATTAGCTACAGACCGTTTATTCTGTATGATGTTATAGAGAGTATGGTCAATAGTTCCACGACCAATGAGATAATAGCATGTAACATTGTCTTTCTGTCCGATGCGATGCGCACGGTCTTCACATTGACAACAGTCAGAATAGGTCCAGGGAAACTCACAAAATGCCACGTTAGATGAGGCTGTAAGCGTAAGACCGACACCTGCAGCTTTGATAGAACAGATTATTAGCTGTGCTTGTCCTGATTGGAAGGCATCAACGGCAGCCTGTTTCATCATCATGCTATCACGACCTGTAACTGTAACCGCCTTTGGAAATGCCTTTTTCAATTCATCTACAATCTCATGCAGAGAGCAGAACAGAATAAGAGGCTTTCCATTTGCAAGAAACGTGCGGCAGAAATCGATAGCTTGTTTTACCTTGCCTTTGGCTGCTATCGAACGTAGCGCCATAAATTTAACAAGAGCTTCCATTCGCATTTTGCGAGCTACCTCATAATCAGTACACTCTTTGTATTCACGTAGATAAGTAGCAAGGTCCTCTGCAGCACAAGCGTACTCCTCACTATTTGATATATCCACATAGAGGTCGGTACGTGTCTTATCAGGTAGCTGTGTGAGAACCTTTGCCTTTTCTCTACGTATCATGCAGCGAGAATACAGTTCAGAAGAAAGTTTGTCGAGGTTTTTTACCTCGTCTGGCTCCTGGCTTCTGTTCTCTCTGTTTAAGTCTCCACCGCCATACTCTTGCAAGAAGTGAGTGCGTCCTCCAAACTCTGGTAACCTGCCCATGATAGACAATTGTGCGATGAGGTCAGCTGGACGATTGACAACAGGAGTACCAGATAGCAAGATGCGATAAGGCTTACCCTCTGCTATGCCTCGTGTGAAGATAGTCTGTTGTGCTGATGGGTCTTTAACCCTGTGGCTTTCGTCAATGATGATAGAGCGAAAGATTTTTATTGCAGGGTTGAATACAACATCTTTCAGTCGGAATGAGCCTTTTTGCTTGATGTCCCAGACAAAGTATTTGCGCAGACTCTCATAGTTACAAATGGCTACATGGTGCATTCTCATCTTAAGGAGATATGGCCACGTTGTCTGTACAGCATTTTCAAGTACAAGTGCTTTCTTGTCAGTGAACTTCTCGAACTCACGCTGCCAGTTAATCTTAAGTGATGATGGACAGACAACAAGGCATGGATAAGCATTTGCTGTATCAACAATGCCGATGCTTTGTAAAGTCTTACCTAGTCCAGGCTCATCCCCGATTAAGAGACGTTTCATTTCCATTCCAGCTAAGATACCCTCACGCTGGTATGGATAAGGTTCTATTTTGAGATTATGTTTCAGTTCTTTCATAATGAATAACACCAGTATTTGTATGCTAAATCCTCATACTTTTCTCTTCCACGGCTGTATACATCATCGCCACGCTTTATAAACTTCTTAAATACTCTGTTGTTTTGCTTTGATATTGCGTATATGAAATCATTATCACTGTGTGCGATGTCCATGTACCAAGCACGGCTACGGTCCCAATCGAAGAAGTCTATAGCATCGTTGAACTCTGCATCTGTAGCAGCTGCTGTTGTTTTAAGGTCTCCTCCGAAGTTAGCAGCCTGCAACCACCAGTCCCATTTGCATCGAGTGTCAAGAGTGAAACGGAAACCTCCGTTATCAAATTCTTGCCCCTTGTTCACCATGAAACGTTGCGTGTCCGCTATCTCTAAAACCTTTGCGAGAAATGGGTCATGCCGTGCTTCTGCACGTAAAGCACGTTGCATTTCACGTGCATGTTGCCATATTTCTTCATCTACAGGCTCACCATCTACCAGTTTGTTGATGAAATCAACTCTTGTAGGTTCTGTAATTAAGGCATCTACTATGCTACCGAAGTAGAAAGCTGCCTCACGGTCGCCATATTGAGGTCGTGGGCAGAGCTGTTCTTTAAGTGCAGTGAGGTCAGAGTTGGAGACCTCACTGCGGTTATAGTATTCATCTGGATTATGAGTTGTCATGGTTATTTTGCTTTTACTTCATCCTCATACCTAACATGCGGTGAATTTATGAATTCTGCATTAACCTTATCGTTTGCATATTTCTCAACAGCTGTAATCTGTTTCTTGAACATCTTCGTCAAGTCCTCTACACTCATATACATACCGTCCTTACTCCACCAGAATGAAACAATATTGATGATACCCTCTGCATCAAGAGCAACTATCTTTTTCTTTACAGAGGTCTTAGGAGTATAAGCAGGGGTAGAGACGGAGGCAGAATCGAAAAGATTACCAACTTCCTGTGCTTGCGACTGAATTTCCTTTGCAGCCTTGGCTTCCTCTTCTTTACGCTTACGCTCTGCTTCAAGTCGTGCAGCCTCAGCAGCTTCTTTTGCCGCAAGTTCCTGTTTCATGCGTTCTTGTTCCTCAGCATTGGCTTTTGCCATGCGCTCGAGTTCGGCATGCTTAGAATTTAGTGCATCTACGATAGTATCTTTATAGTCACCAATCTCTGTAATGTATTGTTCGTTGAACTGTGCAAGCAAGCGTGATTGAACACTTGCACGAATTTTAGCAGCCTCATCTGTTGATAATATCTGTGGAATAAGAACAGAGAGTGTAAGATGGTTGAACAAATCAGCAGGCATTGCTGTAGGATAGTCAACAATCTTCACGGATTGTGTATCGAAGTTCTCAAGTGTAAGTGATGTGTTGAGTGTAGTTAGTTCATTGATACGTTGTGTGACGTACCTACTAAACAACTGTCTGAAATCATCTTCTACATCTGTTTCATATTTTGCGATTGCCTGCTGCTTTTGCAGTTTCATAGCCTCTTCACGTCTGCGCTTTTCTTCCTCCTCACGTTTCTTTGCTGCGAACTGGTTACGAAAAGCCTGTATCTGATTAGGTACGTTTCCTGCCTTGGTTGGGTCGATAGAGT